CCAAGAATAGCCCTAGCTTTACCAATTCTTTTAAAAGATTACATTTAAATTTATGGACTGCTAACGAATCGTATTGGATTAAGCAAGAGGTTTGGGATTCTTGCAATCAATTCCCTATTGATATTAAAAAACTAAAAGGGCGTAAATGTTGGGCTGGTTTAGATTTATCTTCAAGTATAGATATAAGTTCGCTTGTTTTAATATTCCCTTTTGAAGATGGTGAACGCTTTGAGATACTTCCTTATTTTTGGATACCTAAAGACAACGCTTTGGAGAGAAGCCGAAAAGATGGCGTTGACTATGATTTATGGATTAGAGAAGGTTTAATAACTGCAACTGAGGGAAATGTAATTGATTATAAATTTATAAGAAAACAAGTTCAAGAAATATTAACTCAGTATCAATTAGTTAATTTAGCTTATGATAGATGGGGAGCAACTCAATTAATAATTGATATTCAAGACGATGGATGCCCTGTTGTGCCTTTTGGTCAAGGATTCGCTAGTATGTCAAATCCAAGTAAATCTTTTGAAACCTTATTACTAGGAAAAAAAATTAATCATGGAGGTAATAAAGTTTTAGATTGGATGATAGGAAACGTGCAAACAACTGAAGACCCTGCTGGAAATATAAAGCCTGATAAGAAAAAGAGTGGAAAAGGAAATAAGATTGATGGAATAGTTGCGACAATAATGGGTTTAGGGATTTACTTAGATGATACCTTTGAAGGCAATAACTCCGATTCTATATACAACGAAAGAGATATAATTGTTTTATAAAACTATTGACAATACAAATAAACCTTCTTATATTGTGAGCGTAAAATTATACTCCTTTGGCTTTACTAGATAACATTAAAAGATTTATCCCTTTTTTAAACTCTAATAAAAGAGCAACCTATAATCCAAGTTTAGGTTATCTTCCAAACGTATTTGGAACTTATACAGGAAAAGATGTTTCAGTTGATACAGGTTTAACATTATCAGCAGTTTACGCTTGTGTTAAAGTTTTAGCTGAATCTATTGCAATGCTTCCTGTTAATATTTATGAAAGGATGGCGGATGGCGACAGGCTTCTAGCTGATACTCATAAGCTATATAATTTAGTTCATAACCAACCTAGTAAACTTTATACGAGTTATACATTCTTTGAGAATATAATAAAAACAATGTCTTTACAGGGTAATGCTTACGCTTTAATCGTAAGAGATAGAAACGCTAATATAAATTCTTTTAGGTTATTAGATTCGACTAAAGTTAAAATCATAAAAGAAAACGATTCTATATTTTATAACGTTGAGGGTTACAACGATGTAATACCAGCAGAAGACATCTTACACTTTAAAAACATGACTGACCAAACAGGCTGTTTAGGTTTATCTCCTATTGAATACGCTTCAGAAAGCGTTGGCTGGGGTTTATCTTTACAAACCTATGGAAGCACTTATTTCGGAAACTCTGGTTTTCCTAGTGGTATATTACAAACCGATAAAAGTTTAACAACCGAAGCAATACAAAGATTAAGAAACTCATGGAATAATACTTATTCTGGAGTGGATAATTCCAACAAAGTTGCAGTTTTAGAAGAAGGAGTAAAATTTAATCCTGTTAGTATTAGCAATGAATCAGCTCAATTTTTAGCATCAAGACAATGGAGCGTTAGTGAGATTTGTCGCTGGTTTAGAGTTCCCCCTCATTTAGTTGCTGACTTATCAAAATCTAGTTTTAATAACATTGAGATGCAATCTTTGGAATTTGTTCAATATTCTTTACAACCAATAGTTAAAAGAATTGAACAAGAAATGAATAGCAAAATATTTAAAACAAATGAAAAGAATCGTTTTTATTTAGAATTTAATTTAAACGGATTGTTAAGAGGGGACATAAAAACAAGAGCTGATTATTATACTAAAGGAATCACTTACGGATTTTTAAGTATAAATGAAGTTAGAAAGCGTGAAAACTTAAACTCAATACCTAACGGAGACGAACACTTAATTCCTTTAAATTTAGCGAGTTTAGACAACGAAGATAATGCCGTATAAGAACGAACACGCTGCAAGGATTGAAATGCCTTCTAAATATAAGGAAGGGAGCTTTAGAAGGATAAATATAACTGAGGGGGTTAGTGCGATTATAGGAGTTAAGAAAGGAGAAACTAAAACCTCTCAACAAAGTTTGAGATTTGATAAAAAAAAATTTAGCGTTAAACAGGCTAAAGATTGGTTAAAAGAAAAAGGTATAGAATACTTATTATTTGAAGAAGCGATTGAAGAAGAAGCTAGGGTAAGTAAAAAGATAAAAGTTGCTTTAGAGAATAAAGTAAAAGACCATAACGAAGAAGTAAAAGATTTAGAAGTTAAATGGAATCCTAGAGCAACTTTATCAAAATTAGAAAAGGTTTTTGATAGAGGAGTTGGAGCATATAACACTAATCCGCAAAGCGTTAGACCCAGTGTTAAATCTCCAGAGCAATGGGCGTTAGCTAGAGTTAACTCTTTTTTATATGCTTTAAAAAAAGGGAAGTTTAGAAGTGGTAAGCATGATACTGATTTATTACCTCCTAATCATCCTGTAAGAAAAGAACTAGATGAAAAGAGTTTAAGGCAAATAGATTTAACCCCAACTAAAGCAATGATTGAAAACGCTAAACAAGGTTTAGAGTTAAGAAAGGAATTTAAAAGAGGAGGTACTAGCGTTGGAGTTGGAACAGCAAACGCCATAATAAATAAAAAGATTACACTTGATAGAGTGAAAAGAATTTTCTCTTATCATTCAAGGCATCAAGTTGACAAAGAAGGAGAAGGGTACAATAAAGGCGAAGAAGGTTATCCTTCAGCTGGTTTCATAGCTATCCAACTTTGGGGAGGAGATGAGGCCTTTAAATGGAGCGAACGTAAAATAAATCAAATAAAAAAAGAAGAAAAAATGCAAGTAAATAAAAGACATATAAAAGAAGTCATTGAAGATGATGATAATATAACTATAATTTACGGAAAGTCCGAAGAGTGGGAAGGAATGAAAAAAGAAGTAATGGGAGAAGAAGAGCAAGAAATAAAGCAAGAATGTCAAGAAGGTTTTTATTATGATGATGAAAAAAAACAATGTGTTAAAATAGAAACTTATAACAATAAAGAAAAAGATTTAGAAAGAAGAGTATTTAAAGTAAAAGCCGAAACTAGAGCAGATGAAAAAGCTGGTAAAAAATATATTGAAGGACACGCGGCCGTTTTCAATGAAGAAACTTGGATTGGCGATTTTAGGGAATATATTAAGCCTGATGCTTTTAGGGATGTTCTTAATGATGATGTTAGGGTTTTATTTAATCATAACCCTTCGGAAGTTTTGGCTTCAACTAAAAGCAATACGGCTCAAATAAAGCAAGATTCAAAAGGTTTACATTATCGCTTTGAAGTACCTAATACAACTTTAGGCAATGACTTATACGAGCTAGTAAGCAAAGGAATTGTAAACCAAAGTTCTTTCGGCTTTATTATTGAAGATGAAAAATGGGATAGAGACGAAAAAGGAGCAGTTAGAGAAATAACAAAAGTCGGAAGGCTTTTTGATGTTAGCCCAGTTGCTTTTGGTGCATATCCACAAACCGAAGGCTTAGCAGTTGCTAAAAGAAAATATAACTTCTTTAAAGAAAAAGAAAATTTCAATAAAGAAGAAAAAGATTTAGTGCAAAGAAGTTTAGTTGCATTAAAACTCAATTTAATAAAATTGAATAAGAATAATTAATAATAAATAATTTAAAATTTTTTTAACATGAAATCAAGTAAAGAATTGAAAGAACTTCGTGGAGATAAAGTTGCTGAATTAGAAGCTATTAAAGATATAGCTGAAGCAAGAAACTCAGACCTTACCGAAGCGGAAAATCAAGAAGTGGACAATCTTATAAAAGGGATTGAGGCTTTAGATAGTAAAATAGAAAGAGCAAACAAAATAGAGGACAACCTTAAAAGGTCAGCAATTAATGCAGGAACTCCTTTAAGTGCTAAAAGTCCTAAAGAATATAAGCAATATTCTTTATTTAAAGCTATTCGTGGACACATGAACGGCAATTTAAGTGGCGTTGAAAGAGAAATGCATGAGGAAAGCACAAGAAACAACTCAATAGTTGGTTTAGGTGTTCCTAATGCTATATTAACTCAAAGAGCTGATACAGGCCCTCAAACAACTTCTAATGCTTCTGAAATGGTGGCTAGTGAAGTTGGCGAGTTTTTGCAAACTCTTCAGCCTAGAATGGTGCTAGGAGATTTAGCAACTTTTTATAGTGGCGTCTCTAACGACCTTCAACTTCCTGTTTTAAGTGGAACAGTTGCTTCTTTTGCAACTGAAACGGCAACTCCTTCGGATGATGCTCAAACTGATATAGGTGGGGGTACATTACAGCCAAAGCGATTAACTGCAAATATGGCTATATCTAAAGCGTTATTACACCAAAATGCTTCAGTTGAAAGAGCTATTATTGATGATATGTTAAACGCAGTTGCTAGCAAAATTGAATTTGGTGCTTTAAATGGGTCTGGCTCTTCTGGACAACCGACAGGAGTGGCTAACGCTTCTGGAGTAAATGTTGTTGGTGAGTCAAATGATGCTTCTTTATATTATGGGAAATTAGTTGAAATGGAATCAGATGTTGCTAGTTCTAATGCTGGTGGTCGTATGGCTTACATTACAACTCCTAAATTAAGAGGTAAGTTAAAACAAGTTTTAGCAGTTACGGAAGGAGATGCGACTAAAGGTATTGCTTCTGGGTTACCAATTTTTGCTAATAATGAGATAAATGGTTATCAAGCACTTGCAACAACTAACTGTTTAGATACATTTAACACTAATACTCAAAGCCAAGTTTTATTTGGAACTTGGTCTGATTTAGTGATAGCAAGTTTTGGAACAGCTCAAGATATAAGCGTAGACCCATTTTCACTCGCAACGGCTGGACAAATCAGAATTGTAATAAATAGTTATATTGACTGTTTAGTTCGAAGAGGAGCTTCTTTTGCTAAGATTGAAGGTCTTACATTTTAATTAATAATTTTAGTTATAAGGGAGGGGGGTTTCCCTCTCCTTTTTTTTACTATGTGGATAGAAAACAAAACCTTTATAAATTGTTATCAGTATGTATTTAAACGAAGCCTTTAAAAGTTTTAAAGTTGTTACCCCAGCATCTTCTAACGTTATTCCCTTAAGTACGGCTAAAGCCCATTTAAGAGTAACAACTTCTGATGAAGATACTTTAATAACTAGCCTTATATTAGCTTCAACTAAAATGGCTGAAAATTATACTAATAGCTATTTTATTAATACAACAGTAAGAATGAATTTTGATACTTTTCCTTCTTCAATGTTGAGGTTATATGGAGGTGAAATTAGTTCTTTGACAAATATTAAATATTATGATGCCTCAAACACTTTGCAAACTTTAGCAGCTAGTAAATACTCAGTTAATTTAGATGCAAAGCCTTGCGTTGCTTATTATGGTAATTTGGCAGAAGTTCCTAGCGTTTATGATAGAACTGACGCGGTGCAAGTTAATTACGTTGCTGGTTATGGTGCTTCAGCCGACGATGTTCCGACTCCTATAAAACAAGCTATTTTAATGATAATAGCGACACTTTACGAAGGAAGACAGGATTTTATAACAGGAACAATAGTAAGTGAAATACCTAAAACAAGTGAATATTTATTAGAGCCTTATAAAATTATTTACTAATGAATATAGGGAAACTAGATAGATATATAACTTTGCAAAGCGTATCGACTAGCGTGGATGCTTATGGACAGCCTGTTGAATCATTTTCAACTTTGGCTAATGTATGGGCAAAGATTGAATATAAAAGCGAAGTTGAAAAGTTTGAAAATGAGCAATTAAGAGCAGTTTCAAGCATTGATTTTACGATAAGATATAGAACGGATGTAACTCAGCAAATGCGAATAAGTTATAATTCTGAAACTTACCAAATAATAGGAATATCTGAAATAGGAAGGGGAGAAGGTTTAAAGTTAAAAACTAAACTTTATGAGTGATAAGATTAATTTTAATATGCTAGGAGATAAAGAGCTTTTAAATATGTTTAAGGCTTTAGGAGATGATAAAACAAAAATGCGAGAATTAACTATTTTTGCAAGAAAGGCAATGAAGCAAATAGAACAAACTCAAAAACAAAACATTTTAGGCTTACCTAATAGAACAGGTAAAGATTTTATTATGTATAGAGATGGTAAAAAGTATAAAACTGATAAAGAACAGTTAGCTGATTCAATAGGAGTATTTGCTAAAAAAAATAAAGATAAATTAGTTACAGGTTTTTATTCTGGGCCAAGATTAAAAGGGGCATATAGAAGAATGAATAAAAGTGGGTTTTTTGGTTTATGGATTGAATATGGAACTAAATATAAAATGACAGGAAGAGGCAAAATAAACTTACAACCTAGACCCTTTACAAATACAAGCAATGTTGCTCTTGCAACTGTAAAGGCTGGAAGTGATATTGTTTCTAGTGAAGCAAAGTCGATTCAATCAACAATAAGAAGATTTAAAAAGAAATACTAATGAGCAAAGTTGGTAAAGCAATATATAACATTTTGTCTAATAACTCTGGAGTTACTTCTATTACAAATAGAATAAGCCCTTTGTTAATAGGGCAAACTTTAAATTTACCTGCTGTTGTTTATTCTCAAACTGATACCGACCCTAATGACACTAAAAACGGAGTTAGTTTATTGGATGAAGTACAAGTTGAAGTTGATGCTATTGCTGAAACTTATGCAGGAGCTGAAGATTTAGCAGCAGCA